TGCAAAATGGAACACTTACCTATTCTGATATTTCTGCATCTTATGGCAGAGATACTGAAGAGTTATTTGAACAACATCAAAAAGAAATAGAACTAGCTAAACAATATGATATTGAACTAGCCTATCAGCCATTTGGTCAAAAGCTACCTGTAGAAGCAAAGATACAGGGTGGAGATGAAGAAGAAGATGCCTAAGCCTAATGATGGTATGAAAACTGAAGCTCAAAGAGGTTTGGACTGGCGTGAGGAACATGGTAGAGGTGGCACTAGGGTTGGAGCTGTAAGAGCAAGACAAATAGTGGCTGGTGAAAACCTATCTGATGATACTGTAAAAAGGATGTATAGCTTCTTCTCAAGACATGAAGTAGATAAAAAGGGCAAGGGCTTTAAACAGGGTGAAGAAGGTTATCCATCTAATGGAAGAATAGCATGGGCATTATGGGGTGGTGATGCTGGATTTAGTTGGTCAAAAAGATTGGTAGAACAAATGAAAAAAGAAGAAGATAGAGCTATGCCTGATGCACTTAAACTAGGCGATTTTGTAAGTTGGGATAGTGCAGGTGGAAGAGCTAGAGGAAAAATAATTAAGATTGAAAGAGATGGGAAAATCAATATTCCTAATAGTCAACTAACTATTACTGGAACTGAAGATGACCCTGCTGCATTAATACAAGTTTATAGAAGTGGTGAGCCTACTGATACTGAAGTGGGACATAAATTCAGCACTTTAACAAAAATTAATCCCATTAGGGATTTTAACGATTTCAATTCTAATGAATTGGAAAAACATCCTTTATTAACAAATGAAGAGGAGAAATCTATGAATAAAGAAGATAGACATATCCTTAATGTTACTGAGACTGACAATACTGTTATTGTTGAGTTTGAGAAACATGAGGATGTAGAACATGAAGGTGAAGAATTAGAGACAACCGAAGAAGTATCTATGACTGAATCAGATGAGGAAAGAAAAGTAATTGATATGCCTATGAAATATAGAACTATTGATTTATCTAAACATTCTTATTTTGATGAAGAAAAGAGAATAGTTCGCGTAGGTGTTTCTAGTGAAGAACCTGTAGAACGTAGTTTTGGCATGGAAGTGCTAGGACATTCTGTTGATGATATAAACATGGAGTTTATAAATTCAGGCAGAGCACCATTACTGCTTGACCATGATATGACTAAGCAAATTGGTGTGATTGAAGAATTCAAATTAGATGAGACAGCAAAAAGGACAACTGCTGTAGTTAGATTTGGAAAATCTGCTTTAGCTCGTGAAGTATTTGAAGATGTAACTGATGGTATACGCATGAACATTTCAGTTGGTTACAGAATTGATAAACTGGAACGATATCAAGACAATGATGAGACTTACTACAAAGCTCAATGGACTCCTATGGAAGTTTCTTCTGTATCAGTCCCTGCTGACCAGTCAAGACTTGTTGGTGTTGGTCGTTCTAAAGAAAAACAAATAAATAACACAAAGGTGAGAATAATGGAAAACGAAAAGAAACAAGATATTAATCTTGATGAAGTTAGAACTCAGACTATTGATGAAGCTAAAGCTGAATTTAAAAGAAACTCAAAAGAGATTATAGATTTAGCAGCTAGACACAATAAAAGAGATTTAGCTGACAAAGCAATCGCTGATGGCGTATCTGTTGAAGAATTCAGAGGTGTATTATTAGAAAATATTTCTAACAACACTCCTTTAGAAACTCCTTCAGAAATCGGTATGAGCAAAGAAGAAGTAAGAGAATTTAGTCTAGTTAAAGCAATTAGAGCTATGGCTAATCCTTCTGACAGAAAAGCACAACAAGATGCAGCATTTGAATTTGAATGTTCTGCTGAAGCTGCAAGACAGTATGGTAAAGATGCTCAAGGCATTATGCTTCCTGCTGAAGTGCTAAGAAGCTGGGGTAAAAGAGACCTAAACACATCTGATGATTCAACTCTAGTAGCTGAAGATTACAGAGGAAATGACTTTATTGATGTACTTAGAAATGAGTCATCAGTAATGCAAGCTGGTGCTACTATGCTTAGAGGATTACAAGGTAATGTTGTAATTCCTAAGAAAACTGCTGGTGCATCTGCTGGATGGATTGCAACAGAAGGAAGTGCTGCTGCTGAGTCTGAGTTTACTGCTGGTTCAGTAACTATGTCTCCTAAAGTCATTGGTGCTTTTACTGATGTAACAAGACTGTTATTACAACAATCTTCTTTAGATGTTGAGAACTTAATCAGAGATGACCTAACAAAATCAATCGCTACTGCAATTGACTTAGGTGCTTTAGCTGGTTCAGGTTCAAGTGGTCAACCAACAGGTATTGCTAATACTTCAGGTATTAACACTACAACTTTCGCTGCTGCTAACCCAACATGGGCAGAAATCGTAGCTATGGAAAGTGCTGTTGCTAATGACAACGCATTGACTGGTTCTTTAGGTTATATATGTAGACCTGCTGACTTTGGTACTTTAAAAACAACTGAAAAGGCTACTGGCACTGCTCAGTTTGTTGTTTCTCCTGACAATAGCATGAATGGCTATAATGTTGTCAGAAGTAATCAAGTAACAAGTGGTGACTTCTACTTTGGTAACTTTGCAGACCTATTGATTGGTATGTATGGTGGACTAGATATTACTGTTGACCCTTATGCATTATCAACTTCAGGTGGAGTAAGAATTGTTGCTCTACAAACTGTTGATGTAGCTGTAAGACATGCAGTATCTTTCTGTAAATCAAGCGACTAATTAACTGATGCTTAAATGGAATGGGGGTGGAAACACCCCTACCTTAAATATGAAAAAATATAAAATATTACAAGATACAATGGCTGGTGGTTCAAAGGTTCATGCTGGAGATATAGTAGAACTTAATGAAGTTGAGGGTCATTCTTTATGTGCTTATAAAAAAGCAGAAATCCATGTTGCTAAACCAAAAGCTAAAAAAGAAGATAGAAGTGTTGGTTTGGAAACATCAAAAGTTAAAGCTCCTAAAACTAGAGCTAAAAAGTAAATCATGCCTTTAGAGAGTGCATTAGATTTTAACGCCTATGTTGATACAACAACAGGTCATGGTGTTACTGCTACATTCTTTGAGGTGCAACAATCCTTATGGGATGATTTCCCATTAATAGATACTCTTTTTGATATTGATTCAGGTTTTTCTAAAAACATTAATATTATTATTGACCAAGAGTATTTCAACATAGAGGGTGGAACAGTGCCTGTTGCTGGTTATCAACCAAGAGCAATAGTCAAAGCATCTGATGTACCTTATATATCCCAAGAAGATAAATTATTAGTTGATGCAATTACAACTAATCGTGGCAATGTATTAAAACCAGCTACAACATTTATAGTTAGAACAGTTGAGCCTGACAATACAGGCTTAGTTTCTTTGGTTCTTGAGGAAGAATAATGTCTCAATTTAGATTAGAAACTGAAGAAGATATGTTGGGTTACTTAGACATAAACTTTGGTCATGGTGTAAGTGCTGTTTATACAAACAGTGGGACATCATCAACAATCAATGTCATTCTAAATAATGAATATGTAGAACAAGAAGAAGGCATTGGTGTGGAAGCATTAAAGCCAATAGCCTATTGCAGAACTATAGATGTTCCTAATATTTCATTTGGAAATACTTTAAACGTATCTGCAATAAAAGATACTAATGGTAATATACTCAAAGCAGCACAAAACTATACTGTAGTAAACATACAAGCAGACAGAACAGGGTTTAGTGCATTAATGTTAGAGGAAATATAATGGCAAATCATATTAGACAACAAATAAGAGAAAAGTTTGGTACTACTTTAACTGGATTAACTACAACTGGTTCAAGAGTCTATGAGTCAAGAGTTTATCCACTAGAAACAGTACCAGCATTAGTTATCTACACTAAATCAGAAACGTCTGAGCCTATAGTTATAGGTACTGATAGAGTTATGAGTAGAGAATTATCAGTAGTAGTAGAAGGATATGCAAAAGCTACTAGCAACTTTGATGATACTATTGATACAATAAGCAAAGAAGTTGAAGAAGCAATAGCAGCAGATAGAACTTTAGATGGATTAGCTAAAGACTGTTATTTAGAATCAACTGAAATAGAGTTTAATGGTGAAGGTGAGAAACCACTAGGATATGTGAGTTTGACCTTTTTAACTAATTACTATGTCAAGGAAACTAATCCTGACGTAGCTGTATAGGAGACAATTATGAAAATGATTAGTCCTGATGGAAAAGTTTTGATAGAAGCTCACCCTTCAAAGGTTGAGTCTTTATTGAATATGGGTTGGAAAGAAGAAGCAGTCCATTCGCAAGATAAAATTAAACCTTCTTCTAAGAAAAAGTCGAAAGACGAGGTAGAAAATGGCAACACATAAAGGAAGTGAAGGAACTGTTAAAGTCGGTTCTAATGCTGTAGCTGAAATTAGGTCTTACTCAATCGAGGAATCTGCTGATACTTTAGAAGATACTTCAATGGGTGATTCTGCTAGAACATATAAATCATCATTGACTTCTTTCTCAGGAAGTTTAGATGTATTTTGGGATGAGACTGATACTAGTGGTCAAGGTGCTTTAACTATTGGCTCAGAAGTAACACTAAATGTTTATCCTGAAGGAGATACATCAGGTGATACTTATTATACTGGTTCAGCTATTGTTACTGGCGTTTCAAGAAGTGCATCATTTGATGGATTAATTGAAGCTAGTATTTCAGTACAAGGCAATGGTGCTTTAACATCAACAACAGTATAAGAAAATGTCAGCAATAGATAACGCAAAAAAGCATTTTGCAGAGCAAGATGTCAAAGTAATCGAAGTGCCTGAATGGGGTGAAGATGACAAAGCCTTAAAAATATATAGTAAGCCATTAACGTTAGCTGAAACTTCTAAGCTCTATAAAATGAGTAAAGAAGATGATTTAACAATGATGGCTTATGTTCTTATTTACAAAGCACTAGATGAAAATGGAGATAAACTTTTTGATTTAGCAGATAAAAATGCTTTATTAAACAATGTTGATAGAGAGATATTAGTTAGCGTTGCACAACAAATCATGGGTCAAGAACCCATTGAGGATGTCAAAAAAAACTAACAAAGGATGCTAATTTATATGTGCAATATGCACTAGCTGAAAAACTTGGTAAAACCTTAGAGGAACTCCAAGAAATTAGTGTCCAAGAATATCAAGGATGGATAGCTTACCTAGAGTTAGCTGAAGAGAAACGAAACAATGGCAAATAAAAAAGTAAAGTTTGAATTAACAGCAGTAGATAAGACTAAAGCAGCTTTTGATAAAGTTACTAGAGGTCTTAAAGGCGTTGGCTCAGTTGCTGGTGGAGCAGCTAAAGGCGTTGCTGGTGTTGGTTTGGCTGCTGCTGCTACTGCAACTGCATTAGCAGTATTAGTAGATAAATCATTTCAAACTGTAGATGCTATTGGAAAAACTGCAACTCAAACAGGTATAGCTACAGATACATTACAAGCATTTCACTTAGCTGCTAGAGAATCAGGAACAACTGTTGAGGGAGCTAATACAGCTCTTATAAAATTTGCTAGAAGTGTTGGTGATGCACAAAGAGGTGTTAAAACACAATCAGATATATTTAAAGACTTAAATGTAAATTTAAAAAATGCTGATGGTTCAATGCGTTCTTTTGATGAAATATTAGGAGATACAGCAAAGGGAATTACAGAGCTTGGAGACCAAACAGCTAGAGCAACAGCATTAGCTAATTTATTTGGTAGACAGGGTGTAATCTTAACTGGTGCTATCAACGACTTGTCTGAAAGTGGTATGAAGAACTTTATACAAAGAGCTAAAGACTTAGGTATTGTTTTAAGTGAAAAGGTTATAAGAAGAACTGAAGAATTTAATGATGCTGTTGGTGTTATTAAAATGCAGATAGGTTCTTTTGTTAATAATATTACAACATCATTTTTACCTGTATTTGAGGAAATGCAGAAAAAAATAGCTAGTTTTATTCAATCATCAGTAGATGAAGCTGGGGGTATGGATGCTTTAGGTTTAAAGATTGCAAACTCCATTATTGAATTTGTTGCAGTTGGAGTGACTCAGTTTGGTATTTTTAGAGATGAGCTTTCAACATTTATAAATGATATACAAATAAAATTAAAAGAACTACAAATTGATTTTGCAGTATTTCAAGCTAACTTATTACAAATGAATCCTTTTGCAGAATATGGTAATCAAGTAGAACAACTAGCAGAAACTGTTAGTGTATTACAAGATGAAATTATTGTAATGGGTCTAAGGACTACTGATTTTGGAAAAAAAGCAGAGGTTACAGCAAATAAGGTTAGAGATTATAAACTTAGCCTAGATGATATTAGAGATTCTAATGATGGCTTTAATGAATCTTTAGGCAATACAGGATTACAGCTTACAAACATACAAAGTCCTATGGATTTATATATTGCACAAATAGAAGATGTTGGCAGAACAATAGAGCAGATAGGCGTTAAGTCCATGAAGTCATTTGAAGATGCAATAGTTAATGGTTTAAAAAATGGAAAACTATCATTTAAAAACTTTGCTGATGTGGTTGTAACTGAATTATTAAGAGTTGCAGTACAGCAATTGGTAATTAAAAATTTACTAGGAGCTTTTGGTTCTTTTAAATCAGGAATGGAGTATGACAAATTAACTGATAGTGGAACTATATTTGAATCAAGTAATGAAGGTGGTGGCTTTACAGGTTCAGGTGCAAGAGCAGGTGGTATAGATGGAAGAGGTGGATTCCCTGCAATATTACATCCAAATGAAACTGTTATTGACCACAATCAAGGACAGGGCATGGGTGCTACAGTGAACTTCAATATATCAACAGTAGATGCTGCTGGATTTGACCAGTTACTAGCATCAAGAAAAGGATTAATAACATCAATCATAAACAATGCCATGAATAATCAAGGCAAAATGGGAATAGTATAATGTC